AGAGTTATGGCTAAAACGTGAGGTTGGGCAAGTAAAGATAAACAATGGCAATGGGGTAAAGCCCAGTTATGCCTTAACCGCTGATACCTCACAGATATTTAGCTATACTAGTCCTTTAAGTTTTTCAAGCTTTCCTACAACAACTTGGCCACAGATGGTAGGCACGAGTAGCGATAACCTAATTTGCGACTTCACTAATAATTCTTTTTTAGAGAATGCTGCACTTGGACAGTCCCATGTATGGCGGTTTCAGTTTACATTCTCAGGTAAACCTAACAACCAGACTTGCGATATTGCTGTAAGACTTTATAATTCAATATCTGGGTTTCAAAGGAATAAAACTATATCCTTACTAGAAAATAAAAATTCTGGGTTTTTCGATGCTGAGTTTATAACTATAGCGGATTCCGCTAGCCTACCTTCTCCTTTAGGTACTGGTCATGGATATAATCTTGAGGTTACATCAGAACTTGGAATGACAGTTACCCTAGAAGATGCAACTAGGATATCTCTATCGCATAACTCATATGCGATAGATATTTAATATTAACTATTTCAAGAGGCCAATTATGGAGCAGAAGATTTTAAGCTGGTTTGGCAACTCAAGTATAAGCCCTGATTTAATGGGTATAAATTTTATAGGTGATAGTGTACGATGGGATTATAGTAACTATTGTATAGAGTTAAATTCTAAAGCTACTGGGTCTAACTATGTACACTTCCAAAGTGACGTAAAGCAGAGTTCATTTAGGTATAGAGTCTCCGTTAGTTATTACGCTGCAGACGGCAACAATTGGGGTGATGGGCTTGCTATAGGGTGCATGTGTAATTCAACCCCAATAAAAGATAGGCTATCTGCATGGGCATTACATTATGGAGGGTATTCAGGTTTTGATGGGGCGTATACTACCTATTTTAATGAAAAGAAACAAGAAGATACTGAGGCAGGGCAGCTAACCTTTTTTAGCAATGGAGGTTATATTAATTCTAGTATTGGTGTGGGGGAGGTGAATACTGGGATACATAGCCAGCTTATATTCGAGGGCATTTCAGATGAAAATGGCATGCAGTGTACTATATCTAATAATGATGGGAAGTTAATAAATGGTGTGTGTGGTATATCTAAATCCCAGATAACTGAACCTTTTGGCGGTAGATTTTTCTTTATAAATGGTATAAATAAGACCTATAATATAGTAAGACGCATACATAGCATAGAGTTATGGAGTAGTTGATTGTATGAGTAGAGTGAAAAAAGCAATACTAAAACATGGATCTACTTTTAGATGTGTTTTATTCTGGGGGTATTCATATAGAGATAATATAAGTAAGGTAATATCATATAAAGACCTAAGCACAGTAGTATCTGCAAAAATGCAGTTTAAACGTGGTAGTTCGGACAGCATAGAGTTAGAGCTTAGTTTGCACGACGGTATCAACATACTAGATGCATCTCAAGGTAAGTTTGAGATACAAATAAGCACTGCTAGGGGGTATGAACTTAAAGAAGGAATCATAACTGGGGATATAATATTTACTTTCGATGACGAAACTACTATAAATCTATTTGATCTAAGATTAGAGATACAAGGAAGCATAACATCATGAGCGCTGATATTGTAACTAACCTACAGGTGCATATAGAAGATTTGCCAGTGTATGTCCTTATAAGTGAACTGGATAGCCCTATAGTAGTTACTTCGGAAGAGTCTGAGCTTAATACGCTTGTAATAACTTATGATCAAGATGAACAGGATATTGAAGATAGGTTTAAGGAAATAGAAGAATTTAACTCTAATACATTTGATGTTATGTCTAAAGGGTTTAAGCAAGGTTAACATTAAAATGGTTTAATGCTAACAATAGAGTATAACTATATTAAGGAGAATAAATTATGTCAATATATAACTTTGATCAATTAAAAACTGATGCATTGGCGTTTAATGCTAGACACCACCAATCTATTTTGGAGAACCAAGATAATGCTGCTGCGATTCAGTCTAACTTAAACTTAATTCAGTTTGTACAGGATAACGCAGATCCTTCTGCAATCGACTCACTTACTGAAATACTAGCGCAGGCTCAGACTGATAATACTAGCGTGTTGAATATTGTTTCTACTTTAGAAGTTAAACACAATAGTGAATTAGCCGCAGCACAAGTTAGTTTACAAGCCTCAATAAATGCTTTAGAGGCTAAACATAATACTGAGTTAGCAGCAGAGGTTAATAGTAGACAAGCAGCTTTAACTGCTTTGGAAGCTAAACACGATGCAGAAAAAGCAGCTCTTGATAGCGCATTAGCAGCAGAAGCTCAGTCACGTATCGATGCAGACACAGCTAATGCAAACTCTCAAGCAGCTCACGCGGCTGATGTGCAAGCTACTTTTGCTGATGTAGCAGAGGTTCTTAATAACGCACTAGCTAATCAGTAAATCTATAAAAAACTACTAAAATCTTAGTATAAGTTGTATACTAAGATACATACCCTACTAAGATTTTAGTGGTACTGCCTGGGAGAGTATTTAATGGCGTTAATATTACAGAATGATCAAGGTACAGTAGTCAATGCTAATAGCTATACAGATACGTCTTACGCTGATATTTATTTTTCTGATAGGAATAATGATACATGGGCTAATGCCACTACTACACAGACCACCTCAGCTTTAATAAAAGCTTGGCAGTATATAGATACCATGTTTAAATTTGCAGGATATCAGGCAACTGATACTCAAAATACTGAGTTTCCTAGATACGGTATTTTTAATTCTAGGGGACAAGAGCTTACAGGTATCCAAACCAAGGTTAAAAACGCACAATGTGAATATGCTTTAGTAGCCTTAACCCAAGACTTAACTATAAATCAGACTCCTATAAATACTCCAGTTATTAAAAAGAAGTCTCAGAAAGCAGATGTTTTAGCTACTGAGGTTGAGTACGATACCACTATAGGTCAGCAAATAGTATTTAGTTATCCAAATGCTGATTTCTGGCTAAAAGAATTTTTAAATGGAAATAGATTCAATGGCTATTACTAATTTTGAACAAGAAATGTTGGGGGTAGCCAACGAGCTAATAGATGTTTTTGGCCAATATGCAGTGGTTCTATCTAGGTCAACAGAGTATAAAAACGTGTTGCAGCCTTGGAAGGGTAAGTTAGATAGCTATTCAGCAACTACAGTAAAAGTAGTAAGTAAAACTATTGATGAAAACCTATTAAACACTAGTGATAATAGAACTGGAAACATAAATAGGGAGTTATTGGTAGCAGGAGATCAATTAACTGATATACAATCCGATGATTTAATCTTAACTTTTAATGCTTTGATGTCTAGCAAAGTGGAATTGCCAAGTTCAAACATAAGCTCTAGCACTGATATAACTTCTAGCGGCGTATATATGGTGGATACCTCAGCAGGTGATGTAGATATAACATTAAATAGTAATAATAGCGATCTTACTACTTTAATATTTAGTAAAATATCTACTGATGCTAATGCGGTTAATATAACTACAAGTGATGGCGTTACAATAGCTAATAGTAGTTCTTATATAATAAAAAATAACTTTGATGTAACTGGGTTTATACTTAACAGTGGCAACTATAAGATTTTAGAAAGGTATAAGGTGTATGAACCTTTAATAATTAGTCCAGCGGGGAATGACTTGCTTTACAAACTTAGGGTTGGTGCATAATGGCTAGTTTTAATAAGTCTTTAAGTGATGTTAGGGATACTGTATTTACTTATTTTAGCTCTGAATGGAATGATCTAACACCTATTACATACGATAACATAGACCATTATATAACTTTTAATACAGATTGGGTGCGTATATCTTTGAGGGCTACAAATCCTAGTGTTAGTGCTATAGGGCAAAAGAACTTTAGGTTTAAAGGCATAATATTTATACAGATATTTACCGTTGCTAATAACTCAACAATGAATAATGATACTTATATAAATTTAATTATAGAAAAATTTTCACAAATTCAATTAGAAAACTACATAACTTTGCGTGACACAGAGATAAACGGTTATAATATAAGCCAAGATACTAATGGGGTGTATTATCAAACTAATATGAGCGTACAGTTTTATTATGACGTTGTTAGGACATAAATCAAAACATACAAAAGGAGCATAACATGGCGTTAAATGCAGATACAAATAGGGTTGGATTATCGTATGTAGAGGAGAGTATAACGGGGACTACTCCGACAGACCCAGTATATAAAACTATACGATACACTGGGTCTAGCGATTTAAAATTTGAGTATACTACTGATACCTCTAAAGAGATTATACCAGATAGGCAGATAAGTGATCAGTTTTTAACAGGGGCAGAAGCGGCTGGCGGAGCTAATATAGAATTTTCTATGGACTCCTATGATGATTTACTTGAGGGAGCGATGTTCAATAGATGGAATAGAACAATACACCGTAATGATCTATCTACTACTTTGCCTTTGGTAGATATTGAAAAAGTTACAGATTCGACGGGTAAACTTAACTGCAATACTGCAGTTACCTCTGCTATATTTGCGGACTCTAGTATAGTGTTTTTTGATGGTGTAGGTGAAGATTTTAGCGGAGCGATAGCTAAAATAACAGGAAGCACCTTTGACGCATCTAACAATTTTTATGAATTTACGGTACTAAACGGTAAAACAGTAGAAAACATATACGCTACTGAAAAATCTAGGGTGTTCCAGTGTGGTTTTATCTTTTCGGACGTGCTGCAGGCTACAGTCTCTCCGAATACGCTTACAAGTGCGTCAACGGATATGACCACACTTGGAATAAGCGCGGGACAATGGATAAAAATAGGAAGTGTTAGTAATGTTGCAAATGATGGGTTTGATACAACGGCGGATAATGGTTTTGCTAGGGTAGAATCTACTGCTACGAATGTAATTTATTTAGATAAGGTTCCCGCAGGATGGGTAGCAGACGCTAATGGTGGTTCAAAAGAAATAGCAATATTTTATGATGCTTATATACAAAATGGCACTACCGAGATTAGCTATACCTTAGAAAGGTCATACCAAGACCATAATCCTATAGTTTATGAACGTTTTACAGGTATGCGTATTAACGAGTTCCAGTTATCAAACGAAAAACAAGCGGTAACCACTGGTAGCTTTAATTTTATGGGGCTTGGGGTTGTATTCGGTAATACTAGAGTTACTGGATCCACTGATGTTGATGCTTTTAGTACGACTCCATTTAATACCGTAAATAATATAAATTATTTAGAGCTTAACGATGTTGATATATCAGGTGGGGCTAATACTGGCGGCATAAACCTCGCTCTGAAAGTAGATTTTAGTATAAAAAACAATCTACGTGGACAAAATGCTATTGGTAGCTTACCTTATGTAGGTGTGGGTGTAGGGCAGTTTGATGTGTCGGGTAGCGTTGAAACTTATTTCCAAGATCAATCAATCCTTGAACTACTAGCTAACAATACGGATACCAGTTTAAGGGTGATGTATAATCTTGGTACACGTTACCATATAAACGACTGCCCACGGATCAAAATATCTAGCGGTGCACCAGATGTAAGTGGGGTTAATGCGGACGTGACAGCAGAGTATGGGTTCCAAGCATTAAAAGAACCTAATAAAGGTTATACTATGTCAATGTCTAAAATAAGCACTTATTAACCAACAACTAATATAATTGGAGAGACTTATATTATGATAACTAATTTAGATAAATTTTATGTGAATAATAAAGGTAAAAGCAATACCTACGATTATGAAAAGCATGGAGTGACATTCACACTTAAATTCGCAGGCAGAGCAAATGAAGCTTTTATAGCTTCTACGGCCAAACATTCAGTAATATTGCAAGATAAAGCCAATAAATTGTCCGAAAAAGAAAAAGAGCGTAAAATCATAGAGTTTAACCAAAAATTAGAACTGGATGTTTTAGTTGATAGTTTGCTTGTATCTTGGTCTGGAGTTATAGACAATGATGGTAAACCTGTAGACTTTACGGTTAAAACAGCTAAAGAACAATTAGGCAGGTTCCCAGACTTAGTGGCTGAATTAATGACCGCAGCAGCTAATCCTAAGAACTTTACTTATGTAGTTGATGATGAAAAAAAGTAATTGAAGCGGTAGCTATTGAGTTTGAAAACATCCTAAATAAAGATAGGGATGCTAATATACGCGCACAGCTAGAAGCTAGGGGTATTATAAGAAATGATATTTCTAAAGATTCTGGTTTAGTAGATACCGCATTTAGTAATTTTATAATAACTGCTTTTTATGAGCTACATTCAAGCAGTGGTGTAAATGGCACTATACCATGGGGGTGTATAAAAGAGTATTTAGTTTTTAATGGCTTTACTGAGTACCAGTTCATTATTTTATCTATTAGCTGTATAAGGCGTTTAGAAATAGTATATAATGAATATATACAGGCTAAAAATAATAAGGGCGCTTGTGACAAGTAAAAACATAAATGTAGATTTTGATGATCTATCTAAAGAGCTACAAATACTTGCTAAAACAGCTAAGACTAGTTTTGATAATTCTATAAAAGCTTTTTCGGCAGAACTAGTCTCTAAACTATTTGATAATAGCCCCGTAGACACAGGGCTTTATAGATCTAACCATACCGTTAGTATAGGTAGTCTTGTAGACCAAGAACAACCTATCAATGATAAAAGTACCGTTGTATATAACGCTAGAATGGATGCAAAAAGCTATGATAGTTCAAGGGATTCGGTAGTATATATACAAAATAATGTGGATTATGCTGAAAAGTTAGAATTTGGTCACAGTCAACAAACGCCAGCGGGTATTTACGGACAAACTTTAAGCGCGTCTACTTTCAAGTTTTTATTTAAGGATTAAAACATGGCTACTTCATATAATGTATTCATTAAAATGCAAACAGAAGGGGCTAGTAGGGCTTCA